CACGGAGAGTTCTTCGTTTTCACCACAAGCATCAAACAGCAACTTTTCTCTGCGCGGAATTGAAAAGTTGCCTGAGTATTCTAAACTTATCTCCAAATGGCGTATAACTAATTATTCCTATGATTATGTGATGGATGGAAACAAAGGTGCTTTTATGTATCTCGATCCTCCTTATGACATTAAGGATAATCTCTATGGGCGTAAGGGATCAATGCACAAAGGATTTGATCACGATAAGTTTGCTGCCGATTGCGATGCTAATAATATGGATCAATTAGTAAGTTATAATTCAGATCAACTTGTAAAGAATAGGTTTAAGAACTGGAATACTGGTGAGTTTGATTTAACTTATACGATGCGTTCTGTTGGTGAATATATGCGAGATCAAAAACAACGTAAAGAACTCTTGCTTTTTAATTATAATAAAACCCCTAAAATCCAAGTTAATTTTGATGGATGTTATAATTACAATAGACTGAAAAGTGAGGGACTAGTTGATGACTTATGAATTAACAGATTGGTTAAATTCTATTAATTTCACTAAAGAAAATCTAATGAAAGAGGATGAAACCTCAAAGAAAGAGTATGTCCCTTATATTATTAACAAATGTTTATCTGCACATATTGATTGTATTTTATATGCAAATGAAATGAATCTTCATCATTCTTTAGATAAAGATATGCAATATTCATTTTATCTAAATAGTTTGAGGAAAAAGAAGAGATTCTCTCCCTGGATCCGAAAGGATAAAGTCAACGATTTAGAATGTATCAAAAAATACTATGGTTATAGTAATGAGAAAGCATCTCAAGCACTTAAAATCCTAAATAAATCTCAAATTGACTTTATAAAAAAACGACTTGAAACTGGCGGAATGAAATGACTAACCAAACAATTGAACCACAAGTAAACTGGTCTCCTGATATGATGGTGGAGGTTACTTTAAATGAACCAGATGACTTTCTAAAGGTAAGAGAAACACTGACTCGTATCGGTGTTGCCTCAAGAAAGGAGAAAAAACTTTATCAGAGTGCTCATATTCTTCATAAGCAGGGTAGATATTATATCACTCACTTTAAAGAGTTGTTTGCTCTTGATGGTAAACACGCAAATCTGACTGTAAATGATGTCCAGAGGAGGAATCGTATCGTTCGTCTTCTTGCAGACTGGGGACTCATTGCTGTTGTTGATTCAGATAAAGTATTAGATATTGCTCCTCTAAATCAAATCAAAGTTCTTCCATTTAAAGAAAAGGGAGAATGGATTTTAGAAACTAAATATAATATTGGGAAAAGAAGCAAGGTAGTAGAAACTGAATAAAAAAATGGAGGGTTGACACCTCCTTTTTTATGCCTTATAATACTTTTGTTGTTTACATATACAAATACAAATGGCAACTCCTGGATCGGACTTAGACTACGCCGAATGTCTTACAGATCAATACCTTTTTCATGCAGTGCAGAGTATTAATGCAAGACTTGGTGAAGGATATGCGCTCAAAAACCCTAGTTTAGTTTCAACTATGGTGTCTTTAACCGCTCAAGAATTTCAAAGACAAAATTCTCTGGGTAAAGAAGATATAAAAAAAGTTTCAACAAAATATGTTAAACCCAATTCATCATTTCAATTTGTAAATAGTCCATCCAAAAAACCAAAATTTAAATTTTCTAGTTTTGGAATTCCAGTTGGAGCAACTTTACATTATATAAATGATTCAAAGATTACTTGTACTGTATCAAATTCTAATAACGATGTAATTTTTAACGGAAAAAAAACTTCTATGAGTTCTATTGTAAATTATTTTTTGGGTGGATCTAATAGAGGAACATCTTATTGGACTTATAATGGTAAACTTCTTGTAGATCTTTATAATCAAAAATATTGAGTGTAAAACCGAATAATAAAGTAGGGAGTTCAACACTCCCTTTTTTTGTAAAAGTGTTATAATTAGTATTGGATGCCTTCGGGGTCCACAAAATACAAACTTGCTTAAAAAGGAGCTACCATAATGACTAACCTTGCACGATATACGTCTGCGGATCTTCCTGCCCTAATGGATAGGATTACTCGCAATAGTATTGGAATGGACGAATATTTTGATCGTCTATTTAATCTTCACGAAACTACAAATAATTATCCACCTTACAATTTAATTCAAGTAAATAGTGTTGAATCTCATTTAGAGATCGCACTTGCAGGATTCAAAAAGGAGGAAGTAAATGTCTTCACAGAGTATGGAAAACTTTTTGTCGAGGGGCAAAAATCAGATACAGAATCGGATAGGACGTTTGTCCACAAGGGTTTGGCTCAACGAAGTTTCAAAAGAGCATGGACACTATCCGACGACACCGAAGTCCGAGAAGTCACCTTTGAAGACGGATTACTTGTCATTCGATTAGGGAAGATTGTTCCAGAACATCACACACGAAAAACTTACCTATAAATAATAATATCTGTCGAATCCGCAAACTCTACAGATAAAATTGGGTGTCTTCGGACACCTTTTTTATTATAAATAGTAATGCGGATTTAACAGAATAGAAATGAACTATCTAAAGGTTTATTGTAACCTTGTAAGGAAAGTAGAGAATAGAACTTTGCCTGAAGGTTATATAGAAAAGCATCATATTTTTCCTAAAAGTATTTTTGGAAAAAATGATATGATAGTGGTGCTTACAGGTAGAGAGCATTATATTGCTCACATTCTTTTGCAAAAAATATGTGAGAAAAGATATGGATTAAAACATAAAAATACTCAAAAAATGTTATGTGCCCATATCAATATGAAATCAAAAGGAAGATATTATAATTCCTACTTATACGAAAATGCTAAAATAAAAAGAAGTGAAAGTATGAAAGGAGAACTTCATTGGAATTGGAAGGGTGGTGTTGATAAAAGAAATTGCCATACTAAAAAGGAAAAATATAACACAAATAATAATTATAAAAGATACCAATATATGTTAATATCTCCTGATGGCAATTTTATTAAAACAAATACTTTAAGAAAAACTTGTAAAGAATATGAATTAGATCATACATGTATGAGTAGAGTTATTAAAGGTGAAAGAAACCATCATAAAGGTTGGACTGGTAAAGTTTTGCAAAGTTTGTCTATATATTAAGTATCGTTGCCGCTGGGAGGTAATCTGGCAAAATCCAGGTTGACACCTCCCATTTTTATGCTATAATACTAACAGGTATGGAGTAAAAATGACAGTAAAACTTTTGTTGCTTAAGTCTGGAGAAGACCTAATTGCAGATGTTCAAGAAATGGTTTTTGGTGAAGATGAAGAGAAACGTGTAGTTGGATATTATTTGATTAGACCTTGTATTGTAAAAATGATATCTCCAAATCTTCTTACTGAAGAAAATGAAGACAAAGGTCCTCAAAAAATGGGATATCAAGTTCAACTCCATCCATGGATGCCTTTAACCACCGATGAAAAAATTCCAGTTCCTTCTGACTGGGTGGTTACGATGGTGAATCCAACCGAAAAATTAAAACAAATGTATGTAGAGGATGTTGTAAACTATGGAAAATCCAATCAAAGTAATGATGTTGGTGAACAATCAAATTCTGATCAGTCAGATTGAAGAAGTTGGTGCTGATATTGGAGAACCCGATTGTAAACTTATCAAACCATTTGTAGTATCTAAAGATCAAACTTTGGAACCCTTTCTAATGGGATATACAAAGGAAGATACTTGTATGATGAGTTCTGAAAAGATTCTGACACTTGTAAATCCCACACCAACACTTCTTGAAAAATACCAGGATCTTATTAAAGAATGAGTCAAAATTTTTATACTAATGTTCAGTTGATTGGAAACCAGTTTTTGGTTCGTGGAGTAGAAAATGGTAAAAGATTTGAAACTAGAGATGAATTTTTTCCAACTCTTTTTGTAAATAGTAAAAAGGAATCAAAGTATAAGACATTAAATGGTGATAATGTAGAACCAATAAGACCTGGGACAGTTAGAGATTGTCGTGAGTTTTATAAAAAATATGATGAGGTTGATGGATTTGAAATTTATGGAAATGATCGATACATTTATCAATACATTTCAGAAAAGTATCCTGAAGACGAAGTAAAGTTTGATATTAGTAAAATTAAATTAGTAACTTTGGATATTGAGGTTGCTTCTGAGGGAGGATTTCCTGATGTAGAATCTTGTGCAGAAGAGATCCTTGCAATCAGTATTCAAGATTATACAACTAAGAAAATTGTTACTTGGGGGGTTAAACCATTTAATAATGTACGTGGTGATGTAACTTATCACTGCTGTGAATCTGAATATGCATTATTAAATTCTTTTATCAATTATTGGATGGTTGATGTTCCTGATGTTGTAACTGGATGGAATATTCAACTTTATGATATTCCATATATTTGCAAACGATTAAATCGTGTTCTTGGTGAGAAGTTAATGAAACGCCTCTCTAACTGGGGACTTGTGACTGAAGGTGAAATCTTTATTACTGGACGTAAGCATATTACGTTTGATATTGGAGGACTCACTCAGTTAGACTATCTCAACCTCTATAAGAAGTTTACTTATAAAGCACAAGAGTCATATCGTCTTGATTATATTGCAGAAGTAGAACTGGGACAGAAAAAACTAGATCACTCAGAGTTTAATACTTTTAAAGATTTTTATACGAAAGGGTGGCAAAAATTTATTGAATATAACATCGTTGACGTGGAACTTGTTGATCGTTTAGAAGACAAGATGAAACTGATTGAACTTGCTCTCACGATGGCATATGATGCTAAAGTAAATTATGCTGATGTATTCTATCAGGTTCGTGTTTGGGATACGATTATCTACAATTATCTGAAGAAAAGAGATATTGTAATTCCACCAAAAAGTAAATCTCAAAAGAATGAAAAGTATGCAGGTGCTTATGTAAAAGAACCAATTCCTGGTAAGTATGATTGGATTTTATCTTTAGATTTAACATCTCTATATCCTTCTCTTATTATGCAATATAATATATCCCCAGAAACACTTTTAGATGAGAAATATCCAAATGTAAGTGTAGATAGATTATTAAATAAAGAAGTTGTTATTGATAATATTGCTGGCAAATGTGTCACTGCAAATGGGTGTATGTATGATACAACTAAAAAAGGAGTATTTCCTGAACTTGTAGAGAAGATTTTTGAGGATAGGCAATACTTCAAAAAAGAAATGCTAAAAGAAAAATCTAAATTGGAAAAAATTGAGGATGAATTAAAGTGTCGTAATGTTGACTTAAATACTATGTAATATAAATAGTATAAAGTATTTAAGTCAAATGAATTATTTAAAGGTTTATTGTAAGTTAATCAGAAATGCTGAAAGTAGAAATTGGAAAAGAAAATATATTCAATTTTATATTGAAGAGCATCACATTTTTCCAGTTTCAATTTACGGAAAAAATGATAGGATAGTTGGACTAACCCCAAGAGAACACTTTTTAGCACACTGGTTACTTTATAAAATTTGCTTAAAAAGATATGGAGTTAGAAACAATAAAACTTTTAGTATGGGTTCTGCATTTGCTATGATGTGCGTCAGTAATGAACTTCAAGAAAGAAAATATACATCAAGGCAATATGAAATAGTTAGAAATTGTTTATCCAATATTAGAACTGGTAAATCGAGAGATGATATGAAGGGGAAAAAATATTTTGGGGCAAGCGAAGATTCTATAAAAAATGGAATAGAAAAAATGAGAAAAAAGAAAGTGGGAATGAAGGTAGATTACCCCAAAAATAGAAAATCTTCTCCTTGTTCTCCAGAAAAATCAAAAAAAATATCAGAAACTAGAAAAAATACAAAATTAAAATTTATTTCTATGACCGAAGAAGAATTTAATATTTGGGTTTCTAATCAAAATCTTTATAGAAAAGATGGAGCAAAAAATTCAAATGTTACTAGAGTATTGATGTGGAGAAACATTTCGTTTGAAAAATATTATGGAAATTGATTATTCTAAAATATCAACAGAAGAGTTGAAAAAAATTCGTCAAACTTGTATTAAAAATATTTCAAAATATACAAATAACCAAATGGCAAGGAAGATACAACTTAATAGTTTGTACGGTGCTATTGGAAATGAATGGTTCAGGTATTATAAACTCGCAAATGCGGAAGCAATCACTCTTTCGGGACAGGTTGCGATTCGTTGGATTGAGAGTAAAATGAACACCTATCTCAATAAACTTCTTAAAACTGAGGATGTTGATTATGTTATTGCTTCTGATACTGACTCCATTTATCTTCATATGGGTCCTTTGGTTGAAACTGTATACAAGGGAAGAGAGAAAACTACTGAAAGCGTTGTTTCGTTCCTTGATAAGATCTGTAAGGTGGAACTTGAAAAGTATATTGAAGGTTGCTACCAAGAACTGGCGGAATATATGAATGCCTATGACCAGAAGATGCAAATGAAACGGGAGAATATTGCTGATCGTGGAATATGGACTGCTAAGAAAAGATATATTCTAAATGTTTGGGATAGTGAAGGAGTTAGGTATACTGAACCTAAACTTAAGATGATGGGTATTGAGGCAGTTAAATCTTCAACTCCAGCACCTTGTCGTAAGATGATTAAAGATTGTTTAAAGATTATGATGAATGGAACTGAGAATGAAGTGATTAATTTTATTGAAACTGCACGTAAAGAGTTTAAACAACTCTCTCCAGAACAGATTTCATTTCCTCGTTCTGCATCAGACATACAAAAATACAAATCATCTTCTACAATTTATTCTAAAGGAACTCCAATTCACGTTCGTGGAGCACTTCTGTTTAATCATTATATAAAGGAAGCAAAACTAACAAACAAGTATTCACTTATACAAAATGGTGAAAAGGTTAAATTTATTTACCTAAAAAAACCAAATACAATTCATGAAAATATTATTTCATTCATTCAAGAATTTCCTAAAGAATTGAATCTTGACAAATACATTGATTATGAGTTACAATTTGAGAAAGCATTTTTAGAACCACTCAAAATCATTCTTGATTCTATTGGGTGGAATATTGAAAAAACGACTAGTCTGGAGAACTTCTTTATCTAATGGAACTGCCTATTAATGAAAAAGAACTTGATATTATCATTAGTGCTATGAGACTGGGTGGAGATACTGCTCTTTATCAAAAACTCTGGTCTTATAAAATGAATCATCTTATTAAACAAAAACAAAAGGAGGATAAATAACTGCACCTGTTGAGAGTGCAATTTCACAGGAAGATTAGGTGCTTTGGGGCACCTTTTCTATTATAAATAGTAATGCACTCTCAATAGAATATAAATGAACTATCTAAAGGTTTATTGTAATCTTATCAGGAAAGCAGAGGATAGAACTCCACCTGAAGGTTATACAGAAAAG